GCCTGGCCACGGTCATCCCTAGCTTTCTTGCGAGAGCAAAGATGAATCGCCGCTCGGGCTGTCCTTCGAGTTTCCCATGGCCTCTTTCTGGCTACCGCTCGCCAGGCCATTTACCTTCAGCACGACTTCCGAGATCGCGCTGATGAGGGAGTCAGGACCATCCACGTCCTCGACCTGCTGCCAGAGCTGCTCACCATCGACCGTGTAAACGGCCAGATGCAGGAGCCGCAGCAGCCAGTCTGACTTCAGGCCTTCGCCTTCCGCCGAGGCCGCACGCCAGGATTCCCGCTCGCGTACGGTCAGGTCCTTGATCTTGAGCTGGAGCTTGCCGTCTGCAACCTCGACGGACTTGAACGACGGAGCCAGTGCCGCCAGGATCTGCTCGCGGTTCACTAGAACGATCCCAACGTTACCCGAGTGACAGCGCCGCTGACCTGAAGGGTAGCCGAGAAGGTCACCACGCCATCAAAGGCGGTAGGCGCTTCGTAGTTGGTCACAATCATGGAACCAGTATAGCCAGGAGCGCTGGTGCTGAAGGTAGCCGTGCCGGTCGGGTTGAGGCTGAAAGTGACAAGAGAGCCAAGGTTCCATGCATCGTAGATGACCTGATCGATGGCGGTAGAGCCTCCACCATCCCAGCGCCCAGAGAGGCTGATCGAAGCGTTCCTGAGTCCCTCGATGTAGTCGCGCGAGCTGTCGCCCATCGTCGTCGTTTCGAGCGCGTCCTTCGTCAGCGAGAGGCTGACGTTGGTCAGGTACGCCGTGACCTCATTGGAACCGATCTTGGCCTTATAGCCCTTGCCTGCAACGAATGCCATGGTGCCCTCCTTAGAAGCGCGCGAAGCTGACCTGGAAAGTGATGCTCGTGGATGCGGTGGTCAGGGCAGCCCTGACATAGCGGTTAACGGTGCCAGAGACAGCGGTACGGGTTGCGCTCGTTCCAGACAAGCTGCTGAACGTGATCAGGTCCACCCATGTCATGTTGTCCGTCGAATGCTGGATCTTCACGACTCCAGCGGTTCCGCTCTGCGCGGTGACGAAGATATAGCCGGCGCCTCCGTTCGCGCTGGATGCTGTGTTATCCACGCTGGCATAATTGGCTGTAGCAGTCTCAGCAGCGATGGCATGAAGGCTTACCGCTCGCTCCCAGCCACCGTCCACCTGCAAGCTGGCGCCGAAGGTCACAAGGCCATCGAAGGACGCGCCTGGCTCGTACTGCGCATCCCAGACGCGGCCAGCGTAGCCAGGGACTCCAATGGTCAGGCCACCAGGAGCAATCAGAGCATTGGTCACGCTCGGGTTGGCGAATGCAGCCTGCAGCTGCTCGTCCTGCGCGTCATCAGCGCCGTCGAATAGGCCAGACAGCGCAGCCGTTCCAGTCCGTAAGCCTTCGATGAAGTCTCGCGCCGAGTCTGTCATGGTCGTTGTTTCGAGCGCGTCCTTGGTCAGAACGACCGAGGCAGTCCGACAGTAGCCAGAGAGGTCGAATGCGCCCAGCAGTACGCGACTATCCTTACCTGCGACGAATGCCATTAGGCCTCCTCGCCCGCAGGCTCGACAGCTACGGTATCCTCGTCCAGCTCAACGGCAGCAGGCTCGACGACAGCCTGCGCGTCAAACTCCTTGGCATCGATGACGTAGCCCTGCTCGACAAGCCATGGCGCACGCTTGATTGCCTCGGCAGGCACGACTTCGCCAACCTCGTAGCGCGCAGCCTTCACGTCATCCGTGATGCCAGCAGCGGCCTTCCACGTCATGCAAGAACCTCGATCGTGAACTCAGCGCCCAGTAGAGGGACGCCAGAGTAATCATAGACGCCGATGCCCTGACAGGTAAGGACTCGCGCCAGATTAGCCGCGCCGCTGAGGCTGGTATCTGCCTCGATGGCCGCAGCGATGGAGCTGGCCCCGCTCGCATCGAGGTAGGCATCTAGCCTGTCCTGTGCGCTCCTGTCAGTCGCCTTGGCCACCAGCAGACGCACCGTGAAGGTCGCGCTAGCCCAGGCGTTGCCGAGGCTTCCGGCATACTGTATGCGCATCGGTGGCGCAACGATGACGGCAGGCGGCGCGAAGTTATCCGGTATCACATCATAAGCGCGAAGGCCGCTGATGGTAGCCAGCCTGGTCTTCAGGCCGTCGCGTAGGCTGCTGATGTTCACTCGCTGGATCCTCCTGCTAGCGAGCGCGTCAGGCTGGCCAGAAGCTCGCGCCACCCGTCGATGATCTGGCCTCGACGATTCGCCAGGGCATTACGCAGGAAGCGCCGAGGCTTGATGCCACCTCGTGCAGCGATGGCACGCGCGAGTCCGTAGGCGCCAGCGTAGCCACTGCCCCACTTCCAATCAGCATAGGCCACCAGCGCAGGCACGGGTCCGTTCTCTGGGTCGCGATTGATGAACGGCATGTGCCGCTCGCGTGGCCAGTTCGGATGGTCGTGTACCAGGCCCGTGCCGTATTCCATATAGGGCGCGTAGAACAGGCCGTTTGCGATGCCGACCTCAGCGAAGCCGCCTTGCGCGTCCGCTCCGTGGCTGTTCTGGATGCTGGCGCGCAGGAGGCCCTTCTGGACAGGCGCGTTCATCCTGGCATCGTTCTGTAGCGTCGTGGCCACGCCTGCCATGAAGGCAGCCGTCCTGCGCTCGACGGGCAGATTGTCCAGCGTGCTGATGAACTGCCGCCATCCTTCCAGCTCGACGCTGAACACTAGACGAGGCTCGTGACGGACAGCCTGCGGAACGGCGTCAGCAGCAGCCGGGCAGCAGGGTCCATGTTCGCCTGCGAGAGCTGCTGGCCAACCTCGCCACCGCCTGCCACGCCAAACGGCGCATCCTTCCTGCGGAACAGCATGGCGGCCTGAAGCAGGCACGCTTGCTTCACCGCGATGGGAGCCGAGCTGGACCAGCCGAACGAGCCAGTCACCTTCACCGCGCGAGGCATGACGATAAACGACTTTACCGCCTGCGGCGTGATGAGGATCTGCTGGTACGGCTTGCCATCAAGCGCCGCGTTATACGGACCAAGGTCATAGTCCGTGGCGGCGAACTGGTCCGAGTAGGAGCGATCCGTCTGCAAGTCCTGGTACACGCTCGTGACGTTGGTGCAGTCGTCGATGGCGCAGCAGAGCGCATCAAGCGGCGTGTAGTAGCGCGACTCGCTCGCCTGATAGAAGCGCGTTCCGGTGAAGGCGTCGATCTGTCTGCTCGCGACCTCGATGCACGCTTCCAGCATGGAGTCATCTTGGCTGTCGCTGATGGTCAGCCGCGCCTTCAGCTCGTTCAGCGTCGAGTAGCCGTTGGTGATGGCCACTGCCTACCCCTTCCTGCGGAAGCCGCGAGCAGGCTTCGAGACGATCGGGATGCTGTCATGCACGGCGCCGCTAGCGTCCTCGGACTGCACGACCACCTTGGCCTCGTCCTCGACGCGCACGAAGCTACCAGGCGAGTCAGCCATCAGCGCGGCGCCGAGCTGCGCGGCTTCGATGACTTGCCCAGGCTCGAAGCTGCCTAGGCTGCTTGAATACTTGCTGACACAACGAATCATGATCAGGCCTCCAGCAGGACATGGATGCGGAAGGTAGCGTCAGCGTTGCCCGTCTCGCTGACTACCACGCGCATCTCAGGCAGAAGCGGACCGCCGAGCGTCGCATAGTAGCCTGCGGCTGCGTTCTCGGTGATCTTGATATCTGCGCTCTGCGGAATCGTTGCCCATGGATCGGAACCTTCGTGCCTTCCCTGCACGGTGACTTGCAGGTAGTTTCCGCCGTTATTCCCGCTGCCAGCAGACTGATCGACGAAGATGGCCGCTCGGCTCATCCATCCGATGAATGCATTGGTCTGTGGATCGTTGCTTGCGTAGTAGCAATCGAAGGCCGCGCCGTTGACGGCTGCGGTACGCTGCGCGCTAGGCAGCGCCTCGATGACCTTATAGGAGCGCAGGCTTGGACTGTTCATGGATTCTCCTTTTAAGACATGAGGCTGGCAGACCGTAGCCTACCAGCCTCATGCACCTCGCTTCCTAGACGTTGATGCAGTCGAGAAGCACGAAGACGCGAACTGCGAGATCCGCAGTAGTCGCATCCCAGGTTCCGCTCGTCGTGATCTTGACGCCCAGCTTGTCGCCAGCCACGAAGGGAACCGCGCCCTGCTGGAATACAGCAGTCTTGGCGACCTCGGTGGTCAGCGTCTGCGTGGTCGCCGTCTGCTTCGTGCCGCCCTTGGTGACACTGACAGACAGGCTTCCAGCCGTGGCAGCGCTCGACGTGTCGATTGCGATGCCAACGACGGAACCAGCCCAGGGCATGCTGAGGCCCTGGATCAGGAGCGCCGCCGCAGCGGCGACCTCCTGAATGTTGAGAGCGGCGTCAGTCTGCGACGCAGCAAGGTTGTCCTGCACGAAGAGCAGATCCAGGATCTGCCCCCGTGCTGCAATCTGCTCGAACTGTGGCATTCTCGCTTCCTCTTACAGGCTGATGTTATAGAGGACGGAGGCGCCGTTGATCGAGCTGGCCGAGCCGGACGGAGCGTAACGACCGAAGCCGAGACGGAACCGCGAGACAAGGCTGATCTGGCCCATCCGAGGATCGCGCACCAGGTCGAAGCTGATCTGCTTGCGGATGCCGACTGCGAAGGCGGCGCGGTTGAACAAGACAACCTGACCCTTCGTGTTGTTGGCAGCGGTATCGCTGATCTTGCCGTCAGCCTCGGTCAGGCCCATCGCCATCGTCGCGATGACAGGGTTTCCGAGGATGTTGGCGATCTGGCCCATCTTGACGCCAGCCTGCGGACCGAACTTGTCCACGGTCACGGCCTGGTCAAGCAGGCCGATCGCGTCGGCGGTTCCGGGGTCAGCGACGAAGATCAGGTCTTCGGCGTTGGCAGGATGGCCCCAGTCGATGAGATAGGTCTTATCGACCATCAGCCCCTTCAGCGCGGCCAGCTTGGCGAGCGTAAGCGCGCCACCGCAGTCCGAACCGTTGGCGGTGTTGTCCACGAGGCCAACGTGACGCAGGCCGTCGAAGGCCAGGTAATACTTGGTATCAGCCGGATCGGCGTCGTCGCTGTTGATGTTGCCGGTGGCTGCGTTGGTGGTATCGCCGTTCAGGATGACAGCATCCGAGTAGAACGCGACGGCATCGGCCAGCATCTGGCGCAGGAATGGCACGAAGGGGATCAGCGAATCCTCCTCCAGCTCCTCTGTGAAGACCTGGTTGAACAGCATCGTCTTCGCGGTGACAGCCACGTTGTTCGAGCCAGCGCGGGCAGTCTCGCTGCGGAAGCTGTTAGCGGTGGTGTTCTCGCTGACGAGCGCGGGTTCCGGCAGATCGGCTGCGACCGGCAGGTATGCCGAAGGCGCGGTCATCTCGAAGCTGCGGATTTGGCCGAAGATCTTCGACCGCTCGCGCGCCGCGTCCCAAAGCTCGCTGACGTACTGCACGGGGACGAGCTGCTGGCCGTAGCCCGACGCGCCCTCGTTCAGCGTGGCCTTCGTCCATGGACGGAAGTTGCCGTGCTTCGCCGCAGGCATAATGATGCTCGGACGGTTGAGAGCCTTGGAAGCGTTCACCAGCTCCTCGGAAGGACGGAGGCCGAGCGCGGCGCCAGAGGCCACGAGGTCATGCAGGAAGGCCACGTCAGAGCCGGACAGGCCTGCGAACTTCGAGCCAGCGGTGCCAGCATCGGCCACGGGGAGCCGGCGGCTGGTCTGCTCGGTCGCGAGGTTCTGCGCCTTCTCGATCGAGTCGATGCGCGCGCCCATCGCGTTGATCCCGTTCTGGATTCCATCCAGAGCTTTCATCATGTCGGACATGTGTAGTCGGCCTCCTTAGACCGTCAAGGCGGCCAGCTGTGCCGCGATCTCTGCCATCTTCGCCACTACGCCAGCCTCGTCGGCTGCTTTCAAGCTATCAGCCTCTGCTTCAGGCGGATAGTCAGGATTCGGAACAACGTCAGCCTCACCGGGCAGTTGCGACAGCAGCATGTCGAGCGCTTCGACCATCTGCGTTGCATTCTCGCGGATCTGGCGCACCAGGTCAGCGTTCGCACGAGAGAGGACGCGACCGGCCTTCATCTGGTCCTGCGGCTTGCAGGCGGCTTCCTGCTGCATCTCGTCAGCCATCATGCCCTGCTGCTGCTCGACGGAAGGCGGCAGCGGCTTCTCTATCCTGTCATACCACTGGCCAAGCAGCTCGGCCACGCCAGCGCGGTCGGCCTCTGGCAGGTCAACGCCGAAGCGCGCACCAGCGAGAGCCGCCGCAGCTGCGTAGATGGCACGCGGCACGGCCTGAAGCTCGCCATCGATCACGTCAGCGATGATGAGCTTGTATCCGCCGTCCTGCTCCTTCGCGTCCGGGTTCACCCAGAGGAAGGCATCGGCGTACTTGCTCCAGTCCATCTTCGAGAAGTCGCTGCCCTCGGCGCCTGCGAAGGCCTGCACGCGCTGGCGAGCCATCGAGCCGTCCCAGGCGGTCATCGGATCGGCGATGGGAAGATCGCTGAACGGCAAGGCCGCACGGATGCGGATTGCTTCGGGGTTGGCAGGGATGCTGACCAAGCTGATCTCCAGTAGTTCCTGACGGCGGTGGATTGTCATCGTGCCTTCGCGTTCCCTTTCTAGCGAACGGAAGCCTACGGACACGGCATTGAGCATGCCTTCGTCTATCAGTCTGGCGGCATGGCGGCCATTCTCGCAAGACGAGAGCAGGATATCGACCTCCCAGCCGTTGCTCACCGGACGGATAGGGAGCAGCGCTCGGCCAAGGATATCCTCGATGCTTTCATAGCGGTGATTGTCCAGAATCACCGGATTCTTTGCGTAGGCAGTAAAGTCCCAGCCAGCCGGGTCCACCTGCTCGTTCTGCCTATCGACGGCGCCCGTGGTGATGAGAAAGGTGTAGATAGGCTGCGCCGCGCCCTCTTCCTCGTAGCCGTCCTTCCTGCTGACGAACGAGGCCGCCAAGGTCCGTTTCTCATTCTGGCTTGCCTTGGCTTCTTCAATCACGCTGCGCATATGCTCTAGTCCTCTCTCTGATACTGCCAGCCACTTCACTTGCGCGACAATGCCCGGCAAGCGAAAGTCACCGCGATGCCGAGCGATCCAGGCTTCGCGCAGGCGGACTGCTTCCTCTTCCGCAGGCGTGCGAGGTCCTCGCCGCTCGCTAGCCATCGGCGCCAGCAACGCGAACTGCTGGTTGCCTCGCACGTTGCCACCTTCCGCCCAGATGGCAGGCCAGTCGTCCTTCAAGGCCTGCGCCTCGCCGACGGGGAACAGCGGCCATTGGCTGTTGGCCAGGCTAACCGGCTTGTCGTCGCCTTCCTGCGGGAAGTTGGTGATCATTCGAGCGCTCCAGCGTCGCTGCCAACGATGGCCTCTGGCTCTGCCGAGTTCGGCCCGAGGACGGCCAGCATCGAGCAGCGGCAGTTGATATCCTCGGCAGGATCGCCCATCTGCCCAGGAGCAGGTCCGCTCGCTCCCGAGTCGCTGCTGAAGTCGCCATCTACCGGCACTGTCTGGCCGTGCAGCGCCAGGTGCGTGTCGCGCGTATGGTCGTCGATGGTCGCCAGCCATATCTTCTGCGCAACGATGCCTGACTGCTTGAACGATTCCAGCGTGCCGCCGTTATAGGCGCCGATGACCTCCGTGCGCGCGATGGCCTCCGGGTTGGCAGGATAAAAGCGCACGCCCTGCTCGATCTGCGCGTTCAGTTCTTCTAGGACGCCGCTATCTATAACGCGGCCTGTCATCTGGTCGATGCCCTCACCTGCCTGCATCGAGCTTGTCAGAGACTGCTTCAGCCGACGCCAGCGTGCCTCGGTGACTTCGCCAACGAAGCGCTGCTCCCGCTCGCGCAGGAAGCGCTCGACCTCTGGCGTCTGCATGTTGAAGCGTGCCCTGCCGCCGAGCTGGCGCGCCGCGAGGTTGGCCGCAGCCTGGAAGGCCTCGCGCAGGACAGGCCGAGTCTCCTCTGCCAGCAGCATCGCCCAGGTTGGACGGTCGAACGGATCTTCCGGGTCGAGGTCGTCCGGCTCGGTTCCGAAGGCCTTCTTGGCCAACCGTGCCTGCATGTCGTCGGACAGACGCTCCATCCAGTCGTTGACGATGCGCGCCAACCGCCGCTCGTAAGGCCGCGTCTGCTTGTCCCGGCTGGCTAGTTCAGCCTTGTGCCAGGTAGAGCCGTAGGCAGGAAAGGGAAGCCGCCGGCTTCGGCTACCCCGCTCGACGGCTCGTAGGCCTTCGTCTGGTCGGCGGCAGGCATAGGCGGCGGCGCCTGCTCCTGCTGCGGTGCCGGCATCATGATCGGCAGGCCTTGAAGCTGGAAGGCCATAGGCTGGTCGCCCCAGGCATAGCCGCTGTCACCTTCCGGCAGCAGGTCAGGACGATAGACTTGGAGCAGCTTGTTCAGCGGCACGCCCATCGCTGCCAGCTGCTGCATCTGCGCCGTGATCTCAGTCTGATCCTCCTGAAGGCTCTGCACCTGGCTCACGTCGAACTGAATGCTGATCCCTTCGCCGAACAGAGGCGCCAACTGCTCGGTCAGCTCGGACTCGAACATGGCCAGCTCAGGCAGGATGGCGTCCGTCCAGAAGGCCTTGTTGGCCTGCTCGGCGTTCGAGTACGTGGCGCGACTAAAGTCCTGCACCTTCATCGGTGGCACCTGGTAGACGCGGCAGACGTCATTAAGCGTCCAGCCCATCAGAGCCATGAACTCCGCATCCTTCGGCGAGAGCTGCGGCGTCTGCAAGTCCATCTTGTGCGAGAACACCATGACGCGGTGCCTGCGGTCGGCGCCTGCCAGCCTGCGGCTAAGCTGCGACTCCAGTAGCTCGCGTTCCTCGCGAGTCATGCTGATCGACTGGTCGGCAGGACTGATGATGGCGCCCGGCTGCATGCCGTTCGCGAAGATGGCGCGGTTGGCGCTCAGAGCGTCTACGCTCGTCTCTACGCTCATCCGCGCGGCTTCCAGTGGACTGATGCCCTTGAACTCGTTTCCCGGATTAGGGTAGCGGAACCAGATGACTTCTTCCGGCTTGAAGAACAGCTTCGAGTTGCCTTCGCTGTATTCATATCCGCTGATGTAGCCGTCACGGTCAGGCACGACGCGCATGCGGTCAGCTCGCGCCCACCAGAGTTCGGACGGCTTCTGGCGAAGATCCTTGCCCATTCCTTCCAGCACCCAGAAGCATTCACCCCAGGTACACATGCTCGCCTCTGTCATCTGCCAGAGGCGGTTAGGCGTCCAGTGTGCATTGACGAAGGTCAGCAGCTCGACGAGCGGCCCGTCCTTGATCTCGACCTTCTCGCCTGCTGCGTCCTTCTGGTAGACGCGAATGGGGACGCTGGCGAGCGTCTGCGCGCGCAGCCTCGTGCATGCGTAGACGGCGACTGACAGCTCCTGCCACTTCTCCTTCGGGACATAGCTCTCGCTCCAGCCTCCTTC